CCCCCAAACTACGTCAGGCTGCGTCCTATGGCAGAGAAATTCGTAGATATTTGTAGTGTGTTCCCTATGGACCCTAAGGGTTTTGACGTGGTTGATACATTCTCTCAAGTGGTATTATATATGCAGAAATGCGGGTATCTGTCTAACAGGTTTGACCCTGTTGTTGAGAAGAAGAGGTTTGAGAATGAGGTTTATTATTAAATAGGAGAAATCAGATGAAAGATGTTCAAGTTAAGATAACGGTAGAATTATTGAGAGATATATTAATCAGGCAAGAAGCTGCTTTATTTTCAGTATCTAAAGTTCGAGATGACTATCATAGGAATTATTCTACAAATGAGTTCTATAGATACCTTACAAGACGGGTCGATGAACTAGAGAAGCTTGTTAATGAAACAAAAGAAAAAATAAGAAAGATTGGCGATGATGCAAATGATTTTATCATTGTTGGAATTTGTTGGAGTGATCCTACATTTTTAGGTGACAGTATAAAAATAAATGAAGTTTGTTTAAGCAGTGAGCTGATATCAAAAATATCATACAAATCGTTTTTTTCACAAAAACTTAAAGATTACGTTATTGAAAGAAATGACAAAGATGAGGATGAGTCTGACGATTCCATTTCTATAGATGAACTAGAAGAAATTACATGCCAGATGCGCGAGCTAGATCAAAGGCTTCGAAAACTACACTCTAAACTCAATAAATATTAGTAATTGGTGGAGAGGGAAGGATTCGAACCTTCGAAGGCAGAGCCGCCTGATTTACAGTCAGGAGCCGTTGACCGCTTGGCTACCTCTCCTGAAATGGAGGCCGCAAATCTAGATTACGGCCATAAACCTTAAATTCATGCGCCCGCATGTATCAATAGCAACTAAAGGTAATTAGTCTCATGCGGGCACGATAATCATATATCAGCTACCTATCTATATTCAATGCTGGAAATCAAAAATAGCTAGTTACATTGACAACTGATCGAAAGTGCGGTATAATGTAAGCATAATAATTATAAGTAAATACGGTGTATCAGTGGCAGACGCACAAAAAAATAATTACCAATTAAAACAACAAAAAATAGGTAAGCTCTCTAAATGTCTACAAATCTATTAGAAGATTTGCCCGAAGAAATATTTAGAGAGTCTCACGAAGAGCCAGATGGCTCACTTGTGTTTGATGTTCTTATCGATGGTGAGAATCCGGAAGAAGAGGAATCCTTCGAGGAACATGACTTCTATGAAAATCTCGCTCATAAAATGGATAGGGATAAGCTTAAGCGGCTATCCTCAGACCTTTTAGACGACATTAGGGAAGATTTAGCAAGCCGCTCAGAGTGGGAAGATACAGCCAACCTTTCATTAAAATACCTTGGTCGAAACGTAGAAGAATTTAAGCAGTCTGACTTCTTTAAGGGTTGCGCTGCATTTGATTCTGCAATGTCGACTACCTTACTAGAAGCTTATTCAGTTGCTAGAGCGGAACTATTCCCAGCTGCTGGCCCATGTAAAGCTAAGATAATTGGTAAGCCAACTGCTGAAGCTGAAGAGTGCGCAGATAGAGTCAAGGATTGGACTAATTATTATCTAACTGACTACGATAGAAGTTATTACCCAGACTCAGAACAATTGTTGATGTATTCTCACTTCTTTGGGTCTGCTTTTAGGAAAGTGTATCAAGATCCTATTTTGAATGAGCCTAGAAGTAGGTTTATAGCTCCTCAGAACTTTATCGTAAATCTGCATACCACTGACATATTGAGCTCTTCCAGAATTACGGAAGTGGTTTTCTTAAGCAGAAAGGACGTTATCTTAAGGCAAAAGTCTGGTGATTTCTTAGATTTAGACCTTCCTGATGTCATAGATGATGAAGATACTGAAGACGGTTCTGTTCTTGCTAAGGCGATTGACAAGACTGACGGGGTATCAAAGGAGTCATCTGAGAATAAGACATTATTTAAATATTATGAAACTCATGTAGATTTGCTGCCAGAAGATGTTGAAGATACTGTAAATAAGAAAGATTCTGACATTCCAAGGTCATATGTTGTAACAATTTGCCTTGCTAATGATAAGGTCGTTTCTGTTAAGAGGAATTGGGAAGAGAATAACGATAAGTATATTCGAAAAGAATACTACGTTCATTACTACTTCCTGCGTGGATTTGGCATATATGGTGTTGGTATTGCCCATCTTATGGGTTCCAATGCTATTACATTAACTCAGATATTAAGACAAAGTGTAGACGCAAACACTTTCAAGAACTTCCCTGGATTCTTAAAGACAAAATCATTTACGAGTGAAAACAATAATATCGGCCTACTTCCTGGTGAAGGACGCGAGGTCGAAACTCAAGGGGCACCAATCGGTGACTGCATCATGCCAATGCCATATGACGGACCCTCTCCCGTCGGCATTGCACTGCGTGAGCAGCTAAGACAAGAGACAGCTTCTCTTGGCGCAAGCACACAACAGCAAATCCCAGACATGGGTGCTAACGCATCAGAAGGGACCGTAATGGCTCTCCTAGAGGTTGCTGGCAGGATGCAGTCTACCGTACTTAGATCTCATCATTCTTCATTAAGCTATGAGCTTAAGCTGTTATTTAATGTTTTCAGAGATTATCTTCCAGACAAGGCTTCACAGCAGGGAGACCTTAAGTTCTTAGTTCCAGGTAAAGAGTCTTTCATATCTAAAGAAGACTTTAGCGACCAGATTGGGATTATGCCCGTATCAGACCCAAATGTTCTAACTAGCACTCATAGGCTTGTTAGAGATGAGGCATCATTAAATATCGCCTCTCGTTATCCAGAATTACATAATATCAGAGAAATTTTACACAGAATTTATTCAGCCATGAAGGTTGAGAACATTGACCAGATATTACCTGCGCTTCCAATTCCTATTTCCTTAGACCCAATTACAGAGAACATGAACCTATTGCTTGGGAAGCCGGTTATTGTCAGCCCAGGACAAGATAACAAGGCGCACGGGATTGTGCACTCTAATGGAAGAAATGACCCTATAGTTCAAATGGTATTTCAGCAGAATCCAGCGGTCTATGCAAACTGGATAATCCATGAGCAGCAACATAAAGCTTTAGAGGCTTTGGAAGAATTAGAGAAGCAGCGCATGGAACAAGAGATGCAACAACAAATGCAACAACAGCAAATGAATCAAATGATTGGTATTCCTATGATGGGCGAAATGCCTATGCAGCAGATGGAGCAAGGGTTTGAGCAAGGAATGCCACAAGAGCAGCAGAATCCGATGCAAGATAACAAAGAATCCGAGGCTAATCAGAAGAAAGAAGAATTAGAACAAATACAAGCTTCTCCTGAGATTCAGAACAAAGTTGCATCGGATGATGCTCAAGCCATTATCGAACAGAACAAGATGATGGAAGAGAAGCAAGCAATGGATGCTCAGAATCAAATAGACCCACAAAGGGTAATGCTTGTTGATATAGAACAACGAAGAGAAGCCGCTCATCTAAGAGACGAAGAGAGCAAGCGAACCGCTGAGCTAGATGCCTATAAGATTGAGTTAGCTCATGAAGAAGTAAAGCTGAAAGTCGCAATGGAAGAGCGTAAGGCAGAGCTTAGTCATGAAGCGGAAATGGCAAAGGTACAGGCACAGCTTCATATAGCTAATGAAAAGAACTTAGTTGAGATTGGCAAACATGAAAATTCAAGACCGGAGCAAAATTATGAAAGATGAGAGCTTTAAGCCTGGTTGGCGTGGCAAAGATCCAATGCGAGCGGTAGCAGAGAAAACCCTCGTTGGTGAAAAAAGTGAAATGTCCAGACGAGACGGAACTGGAAAATTCCATAAATTAACGAAGCAGCAAACCGATATGTACATTCCTAGGAAGGTCAAGGTTAAGCTGCCACAACTTTACAATCACGGGAGTAATGTATGAAAAAAGGTGGAGCAACTACAGCACGTATGGCTAGCAAACATAGAATTGGCGGAAACCCAATTAGCTCTAAAGACTGCAAGCCAATGAAACTAGCAGCTGGTGGTTCAGCAAAGGTTCGCTTAAAAGAAGCTACTAAAGCTGGCAAGCCGATGAAAGCTAAAGGGATGTGCAGTTAAGCATGGAACCTGATTTCCATGAAAACTTATTAGATGCTTTGAGAAAGAGCATGCAAGCATATAGTGAAAGGATACTTTCAGGCTCTTTTTCAACATTTGAAGAATATAAAAGTTGTGCTGGTAGATTGCACGGACTTAAAGAAGCCGAGCATATTATTCAGAAAACTTATAAAGACATGTACGAAATAATACCGAAGTCATATTTAGCGAGGAATTAATGTTATCGGCAGCTAAGACAGATAGCGTAACGAGTTACATAGAGCCACATGAGATAAAAGAAGCACAAGCTCTAATAGAGGGAAACATGAAGTTTCCTATGCCTCGAGTATGTGGATTCAACATGCTTGTAAAGATTCATGTCAGGGAAGAAGACTTGTATGAATGCAAAGACAAGCATGGAAAGCCAATTATAGGAAGCAATGGACGGCCGGTAAAGATTGCTATTCCTCCTGCCATTAGAGCTTCAGAAAAATACAGGAGCTGTACAGCTCTTGTTTTAGCTCAGGGTCCACGTTGTTATACAGAAGAAGAATATAAAGAAAGCGGTCCTCTATGTAGGGTTGGAGACTTTATTGTATTCCCAAGGAATGAATGTAGAGGCTCTCAATTTTCTTACCGTGGATTTCCAGTTCAAGTTATTACTGATAAATGCGTTTATCAGGTTATTAAATGCCCAACAGATATAGTTAGGTATCGGGTAATGTTAGGTTAATCGGAGGACAGACGATGAGTGAAGCGGCAAATAGCGCAATTGATGAAGAATCTAAAAAGGTTATGTTTTTAGAATCTGTTAAACAAGAACTTGGAATAGATTTGCCAAGAGCATGTGGTTATCAACTTATAGTTCGAGTTCATGAGCGAGCAAAGGAGTTAGAGGAAAAAAATAAAAGGATAATTGATTTACATGAGTCTAATTCCCCTAGTGGTAATATTATTTTAAGTCCTGAATCGAAAGACAAAGACCTTGCTGGGAAATTAATTGTTTTAGATAAATCTTTAGAACATGACAAATACACAAGAAAGGTTGGTCAAGTATTAGCGATTGGTCCAATTGGCTATAAAGGCGATAAATACAATGGAGTAGACCCTTATTGCAAAATAGGTGATTGGATAGTATTTCCTAGTGGCTGCGGAACTGAGATGTTATATGGCGGAATACCATGTCGCATTCTTAATGATGATAAGTGTCTTGTAATAGTGGATGACCCTAACTATGTAGACTAAAAAGTTAACTTGTCCACAAATTAAATAATAATAATAATTAAGGACCATAATAATGAATGAGTATGACAAAGTCAGTGGTGATTTCGCAGATAATTATGATAATGAATCTACGGATTATCTGAACTTAGACCCAAACGTCCAAGACGCATCTGCGGTACCTAATACTGTAGAAGAACCAGAAGATAACCTTGAAGACAACTCAGAAGTTGAAGAATCAGAAGAGGAGCCTAATGGTAATCGTGGTCAGAAAAAGTATAGCGTTCAAGAAGCTTTCCAGATTGCTCAACGGGAAAAGTATAACGCTATTGCTGAGAACGAAAGACTTAAGCAAGAAGTTAATAGGCTAAAGACTGTATCTGACCAATCAGCTGAAGCTGCACTAAGACATTATGAAGAAAATGTAACTAATAGGCTTAATCGAGCAAATGCAATGTTTGAAGTCGCCGAAGAGCGCGGAGACATTGAAGCAAAGAAATACGCTATTAAAGAGATGCAGGATGCAAACTTTGCTGTAAATGAGCTTAATCGATGGAAAGCTGACCAGCAGGCAAATCATGGCGGGTATGAAGAGCAGTATCAACAGCAGCAATATCAACCAGAACGTTACCAAGGATATACGCCTGAACCGCAACGAATACATTCAACAAGAGAAATGGAAGCTCAAGCGGCAGCTAATGGACATAATTGGGTTGCTAAGAATACTTGGTTTAGTGAAGGAAGCCCAGATTACGATCCACAGCTAGCTGCTATAGCCATGGATATCTCTTATAAAATGCAACAAGAGGCTATAAGAAGGGGTCAAGGAGATGCAGTCGGTTCACCTAAATATCTTCAGGAATTAGATTATCACTTGAATCAAGTAAGGAACCAAGGTAATCGCTCTAGGAGCACACAAGTTCAAAATAGAGGTCTTAACATGAAACAATCAAGGAGCCCTGTTGCTTCTGTTAGAAACAGTGGCTCAAATTCATATAACTATAACAATAGGAAACAGCAAGTAAGGTTAACTCCTGAGCAGGCTGAGTTTGCAAGGATAAACAAATTCAACCCAGAATCTTATATGAAGAGAATACTGGCTCAACAACGAAAAACAAATAACCGATAATATTTAGAGGACAGAAAAATGAAAAAAAGAACTCCCGCTAGAGAAAGAGACGTTGAAAAACATGCCGGAAGCCGAGAAGAAGAATTCCGGGAATATGAAGACAGAGATAGCGAAATCGATTATGACCTTGAGATGAACTATACGTCTGGGACGTATATTGACCCCAAGAAGATTCCAGCTGGAATGAGATATACATGGCTTAGGCATTCTATTTGTGGCGAACCAGATGATGCAAATCTTGCAGCTTTTAGACGCCGTGGGTGGACTCCTGTGCCTGCAAGCCGGCATCCTGAAAAGAAGGCTATAGATACATTTGGAAGACTTAGCCATATGCAAGATTATCTTCATGATGGAAGCGTAATGTGTTTTGAACGATCTATCAGAGAATGTGAACGGGAAGAAGAATACTTCAGAAGAAAGAACGAGGCTATCTTAGGTGGTATCAGCCAAATGCTAACTTTAAATACGCCATCGTCTATTCCTTCTAGGAGCATTTCTGAAACATCTAGAGACCATGGAAAGGATTTGGGTGGATATAAAACATTTTAGCATTAATCAAAAAATGGATTATCTCTTGATTTATTCGCGTAACTGTGCTATAATGTAAATTAGATTAGTAAAAGAGCAGACCCCTCTTTAAAAGGTCTGAAGGTAACCAAACTTCAGGTTGCGTAAGCCACAAGTTACGCGTGAGCAGACCCCTCTTGAAACGGTCCGTGGGTATTTTAAACCACAGGTTAGTCCGAGCTAATAATTCGGATGGCAATATGCGCCTAGCATAAGGTCGACCAATATATGTTGGTCTAACTTGAATAATTAGACTTTTATAAAAAATATAAAAGAAGTCTAAGGAGTTTAAAATGGCTTACGGAAACGGAAAAAATGCCCCAACTGGCTTTGTTCCAACTCGATACTTAAATGGATCTAGCTGGAATGAACAAACAAATCAATACAGAATCGCGAGTGCATATGCTGATGACTTAGGGCAAGGTGATCTTGTTACTTTAGGAGACGGCGTAATTGAAATTCTTTCAGAAGGCGGTGGAGAACAAGTTCTCGGCGTGTTCTGGGGATGTCAATATTTAGATTCTAACGGCAAGATGGTCTACTCTAATCAATGGGTTGGAAATACGGCTGTTTATCAAGGCGGTTACGCAACAGCTTTTGTTGTCGACGATCCAAACGTTTTATTCAGCGTTCAGGTTGCTGATAGTACTAATGCTAGAAATTACTTACAAATCGGTGATTTATACGACAACGCAGATTTTGTTGTTGCAGATCCTAATCCGTTAACCGGCTTATCTACCGCATATCTTGACATAAACACGATTGCACATACAGCAACACTAAACTTAAAAATTTATGATTTAGATCCAAAAGTTGGAAACAATTTTGGAACCGCTACTACATATAATTATAACAATGCTTTAGTTTTGCTAAACAATCATGTTTACAAGAGCGTTGGAACACTTGGGGTTTAAGGAGATAACAAATGGCAATTAATTTAACACAAATACAAGCCTTAACCCAACCAGGTCTAGACGAAGTATTTGGAATGTATCACGACCTTCCAGAACAATGGAAGGAATTTTATTCAATCTATGAGTCTGATAAGGCACAAGAACAAGACGTGCAAATGAGATTCTTAGGTATGGCATCTACTAAACAAGATGGCGGTCCAGTACCAGTTGACACAATGGGGCAACGTTACATTACCACGTTTGTGCATCAGTACGTTGGGAACTCTTTCGCTATCACAAGACAAGCGATAAAGGACAACCTGTACAAGACTCAATTCCCAATGATTACGCAAGCTTTGCGGAAGTCTATGCGAGTTGCTAAGAACGTTATAGGTGCTGCTCCTCTTAACTCTGGATTTGATGCTACGAAGCCAATCGGTGACGGGAAGGCATTATTTGCTAACAATCACCCATACGATGGTGGAACATTTACAAATCTAGGAACTGTTCAATTTAGTGAACAAGGTTTAGAGCAGATGCTTATTGGTATTCAAGCATTCGTAGACGTTGCAGGAAACATCATTTCTGCAAAAGGTAAGAAGTTGGTTATTCCTCCTGCCTTACAGTTTACGGCACAACGGTTGCTTGGTTCTGAATTTAGACCAGGTAGTGCTAATAATGACATTAACGCTATTAAGAGCCTTCAGGCAATTCCTGAAAGTTATACCGTTAATCATTATATCACTAACCCAAACCAGTACTTCTTGTTTACTGACGTTGAAGATTGCTTCAAGCACTTTATCAGAGAAAAACTAGAAGTTAGCAGCTACTGCGATTTTGATACGGACACCGTTAAACATAAAGTTATCGAAAGATATTCTTTCGGTGTTAACGATCCACGCGGGGCTTACGGTTACACAGCCTAGTCGTTGTTATTTAGTTCATGGTCTGTCACCACTGCATCCTTAAAGAAGATGCAGTGGCCATGATAGACAAAATTAGGAGTTTTTACTCATGTCTACAACAGAATCAACCGGAACGTTTAGCTCAGGAATATTGATTGGCGACCAAGCTAGCGGAGCTCCAGTAACTCCAACATTAGTTGGATCAACTAAGATATCAAGCTGCTTAGAATTACAATCTACGACTACAGCTTTTACTCCACCTAGAATGACTTCTGTTCAGATTTCAGCTATAACGCCAGCAGTAGATGGAATGACTGCATACGCAACTGACTTTAATGCTCCTGCTGTTAGAACTGATGGACTATGGCAGTATCCAATTGCTATGCAATCACTTACATTGCTAGCGTCTCAAGTTAAAGCATTAACCACAACTCCTGTTACAATACTTCCAGCATTAACAGCAGGAAGTGCATATGTTGTTTATATGGCTGTTGCTACACTTAACTATACAGGAACTGTATTCGCAAGCGTTGACGGAACCATTAGGCTATATTTCAATGGTGGAGCGAATGTAAATGCTCTATCTTCAGATTTCACAAATGCCTTTGTTGTAGAAAACGGCAGCTTCCGTGAGCAGTTTTTCGCTTCAACTACTGCGCCAGCAAAAGCAAATACCGACGGCCTTGCGTTAAGCGTAACAAATCCTCTTACAGCATTTACAGGCGGCGGCACATCTTCGATAACAATAAATGTTTGGTATTCAATTATAAGCGACTAAATACATGGAGTTTCGTTAATGGCTACTATAGATTCAAAAGGTACATTTAGCTCAGGGGTTCTTATTGCAGATCCAGTTTCTGGGTATCCAGCAACTCCTACATTAGTAACAGTTAATGGAAAAGAAGTTGAAATATCAAGCTGCTTAGAACTTCAGTCTACAACCGGCGCATTAACGCTTCCTAGGATGACAACTCTACAATTAGATACAATCGTTAACAATGGCGCATATGTTGATGGGATGGTCGCTTATAATTCCGATATATCTTCAATGGTATGCCTAGAGGATGGTGTATGGGTTGATGAGCTTTCAACTTTCGCTTCAGCAAGCGTTACTCTTACTCAGGCTCAAATACTAGCATTACATGCAACTCCAATAACTTTGATTACTGCTCCTGGACCAGGATTGGCAATATCTGTTCTAAAAATATCACTTGTCAATGTTTTTAACACAACCGCATTTGCAGGCGGAGGATTAGTATCAGTAAGGTATAAAACAAGCAATGTTAATGCATTAACCTCAACAATTGATACTACTTTTGTTACCGCTGGGGCAACATCAGTTGCTTCTTTGTATGGACAAAATGGAGGAGCTGCTTTAGATGTTATTGCAGCTTCTAACATAAGTAATACTGCGGTAGAAATAACAAATGCAACTGGTGTGTTCACAGGCGGAAATGCCGCCTCTAAAATAAAAATAACAATTTGGTACACAACCATAGGTTTGACATAAGATTGGTATGAGCTCAACAGAATCAACTGGTACATTTTCATCTGGAGTTTTGATTGGAGATTCTAACGTTCCAACTACAGTTGACTCCGTTACGATATCAAGCTGCTTAGAACTTCAGTCAAGCGACTCTGCGTTAACATTGCCAAGAATGACAACAACGCAACTTTCAGCACTAACTGTCCCAATTAATGGAATGATTGCCTATGACAACGTTCTTAAGACTCTGGTTAAGTATGACTCGATAACTCCAGGATTTATTTCTGCTCAGGGTAAAAATTCCATAGCAAGCATTTCCGTTCTTGGTTCTGAGATTACCAGGATGTATGGAACTCCAAAGCTATTAATTGCGGCGACAGGAGCTGGAACTGCAATAATTCCATTCAAGGCAACGTTGGTTTATGAGAATGATGATGGGCCATATGCAGGAAATGGGACAATACAAATACAATACGGGAATACTGTGCATGCCGGAGGGCAGAATGCGTTTTCATCTACAATTGATAATTCGTTCTTAAATGATAATTTTAAAATTTCTGTAATGACATTAAACTCCAGTCTTATAAATATTGCTGCACCAGAAAATACTGGACTATATATAACAAATGACACCGGCACATTTGATGCAGTAAATGGCGGAAGTTCAGTAACTATCAACATTTGGTATAACGTTATAAATTTAACATAAACATAAAGGTGACTTATGAAACTAGAAGAACTAAAAGCTAAAATCGCAAACGTAGAAGCTCAATTGAAAGAGCATAATCAAAAGGCTATTGAGTTAGACCAAGGTCGGGCAACCACTGGAGCGGTTATTCATACTCTAAACG